CATCGTTCAGTACGTGGTGGACTAAATGGCGCGGGAGGGCTTCGGCCCTCCCAAACCACTTTACGGGGGTGATTAATGGCAACGTCTGTCGTCAAGATCGTCAACAATGCCCTCGTCCGAATTGGTGCGTCTAGCATCACCGCATTGACCGAGAACAGCGAGGCCGCCCGTGCGGCCAATGTCGTTTACGATCAAATCCGTGACGCCACCTTGCGCGATCACGTCTGGAATTTCGCCGTGCGGCGTGTGCAGCTTGCTCAAAGCGCCACTGCCCCGGCCTTCGGCTACGCCTACTCCTACCCGTTGCCGACCGATTGCATCCGCGTTCTTCAGATGGAACTGAAGGACATGGTCTATAAGATCGAGGGCCGAAACCTTCTGACGGACGAAGTCACGGCGAAGATCATGTATATCGCACGGGTGACCGACCCCAACGAGTTCGATGTGATGTTCGTCGAGGCGCTTTCGGCGCGTCTGGCGGCGGAATTGTCCATCACGTTGACGGACAGCAGCACGCTGTACCAGAACATGATGGAAATCTACCGTCACAAGATCACCGATGCCCGTTCGGTGGACGGCCAGGAAAGCGGCGAGCCGAATATGGTCGCCGATACATGGCTTGATAGCCGCATCAATTACGCCGGGTCGTCCTTCTCTGTGGATGTGAACTGATGCCGCGTTCCGCGCCGATCTTCACCAATTTCACCGCCGGGGAAATGTCGCCCAAGATGGAGGGGCGCATTGACGTTGCAAAATACGGCAACGCATGCAAGCGGCTAGAAAATATGTACGTCGAGAAGCATGGCCCCGCCACCCGGCGCGGCGGGTTTTATTTCGCGGCAGAGGTCAAGAATAGCAGCAAGCGCACCCGCATCCTTCCTTTCGAGTTCTCCGTCACCCAGGCTTACATTCTGGAGTTCGGGGACCAGTATATTCGGTTCTTCAAGAACTACGGACGGGTCGAAAGCGGGCCGTTTGATATCGTTTTCGACGTGCCGTTCAACACCGGCTCGGCGTATGAAGTCGCCAGCCCGTATCTTGAGGCGGAGCTTTTTGAAATCGTCATCACGCAGTCGGCGGATGTGCTCTACATCGCCCACGGCAACCACGCGCCTCGCAAGCTGTCGCGCTTGAGCGATACCAGCTGGACGCTTGAGGTAATTGATTTTCTCGACGGGCCGTTCAATCAGATCAACACCGAAGCCACCACCCTGGCTCTGTCGGGGACAAGCGGAAGCGTCACCGTCACGGCGAGTGCCGCGACATTTGCGTCTACTGACGTTGGACGCCTGATCCGGTGGGAAGACCCGGCGAGCAAGTGGACGTGGCTCACGATCACCGCTTACACAAGTTCCACCGTGGTGACGGCGACCATAGAAGGCCCGAACGCTTCGGCGGGGACGGCCACGGCTGATTGGCGTCTTGGTGCGTTCAGCGAGACAACGGGCTACCCGGCGGTGGTGACGTTCTTTGAGCAACGCCTTGTGTGGGCCTCGACCCGTGAGCGCCCGCAGAGCATGTTCTTCTCTGTATCGGCGGATTATGAAAACCACGCCCCGACCGAGCCGGATGGCACGGTGGTTGACGACGGAGGGTTCGTCTATACCATCGCCACTGACCAAGTTAACGTCATTCGGTGGATGCGAGCCGGTAAGGTGCTTTCGGTCGGCACTGCTGGCGGCGAATTTATCGTGAGCCAGGGCGACAACAGCAGCCCGCTTTCCCCGACCAATACTCGCGCTGTGCGCCAGACCACCTTTGGATCGGCGCAAGTCACCCCGCCCCAGGTCGGCGCGAGCGTGCTGTTTCTCCAACGCGCCGCCCGCAAGGTTCGGGAATACGTCTACCAGTTCGAGACGGACGCCTACACCGCGCCAGACTTGGCGATCCTGGCCGAGCATATCACCGAGGGCGGCGTAGTCGAGATGGCGTATCAGCAGGAACCGCACGCTATTGTCTGGATGGTACGTTCGGACGGCGTTCTGCTCGGCATGACCTACGAACGCGCCCAGGAGGTCATAGGGTGGCATCGGCACATTATCGGGGGAGATGCCGCCGTTGAAAGCGTGGCTGTAATCCCTTCCCAGGACGGAACACGGGACGATCTGTGGGCTGTCATCAAGCGGACGATCAACGGATCGACCAAGCGTTATATCGAGTTCATGACGCCGGGGCTGGCCGAGGGCGTCAACAGCACAACAAGTGCCACCTTCCTCGATAGCATGTTGAGCTATGACGGCACCTCCGTTACCACGTTGACCGGCCTTGACCATCTAGAAGGGCAGACGGTTGACGTTCTTGCCGGTGGGGCGACCCATTCCCAGAAGGTGGTTTCTGGTGGCTCTATCACTCTCGACCGTCCGTCAACCGTGGTTCACGTCGGCTTGGGGTATACCTCCACGCTTCAAACCATGCGTATCGAGGCGGGTGCCGCAGATGGCACCGCTCAGGGCAAGCAGAAGCGGATAAGCCGCATCCATTATCGCTTTTACAAGACCCTCGGCGCGAAGCATGGGCCAAGCACCGATGCTCTAGACGTTATCCCGTTCCGGTCGAGCGCAGATAGCATGGACGCACCTCCCGCGTTATTCACGGGTGATAAGGAAGTCGAATTTCCGAGAAAATGGGACTCAGACGGGTATATTGTAGTGGTGCAAGACCAGCCTTTACCCATGTCAATCGTGGCGATTATGCCGGAACTCAACACGACGAAGGTTTGACCAGATGTGCACTGGACTTGAGATTGCGGCGATTGCATCAGCGGCGGCTGCGACGGTCGGCGCCGCGTCCTCAATCCAGCAGGGACAGAAGCAATCCGAAATTGCGAATTACAACGCCCAGCTTTCTCAAAACAACGCCGTCGCCGCCCAGCAGAAGGCTGCATATGACGAACAGCGCCAGCGCGAGGTGGCGGTACGCCTTAAGGGCACTCAGCGCGCCTCTGCGGCGGCTGCCGGTGGCGAATTGCTCGATATGAGCGACGTGTTGGACGAAAGCGCCAAGCAGGCCGAAATGGACGCTCTGGCAATCCGCTACGGCGGCAGCGCTCAAGCAGCCGCTGCGAGGCAGCAGGCGGAAATCCAGAAGGCTCAGGGCAGCCTAGCTAAGTCCAAGGGATATACCGACGCTGGCGGGTCGCTGTTGACCGGGGCAAGCGGCCTGTTTAAGACGTTCGGTCCGACGAAATAGGGGCGTACCATGGTGAAGATTCCGACCTATGAGCGACAGGTAAGCGTCCCGGCAAGCACCGGCATGACGGCGGCACCTTTGTCCATGGCTGAGACGGGAACGCCCCAATTTATGGCGAAAGTTTCAGCCGAATTGAGCGATGCCGCGCTTAGGATTCAGAACCGCGAGGATACGATCAACCGCGTTCGGGATTTCTCCATCTTTAAGACCAAGGTGGCCGAGGAATGGCAGAGCCTCCAAGATACCGAGGACATGAGTAACCCCGCCACGCTTCAAAAGTTCAATTCGTTCTTGGCGGGAGAGCGTGCAAATCTTGAGAAGATGCACTCAGGGTCGGAGAATAGCCGAGCCGTCTTGAGCGCAAACGCCATAGACCTGACGGGGCAATATGAGCGCACCGCCCTTGGTGCCGTTCGCGGTGCACAAATCAAGATGCTTCAGAACCAGTTCGGCGACAGCCTCAACCCCATTCTCAAGGGCGTGTCTGACGGCAGCGTCCCAGTTGCCAATGCCTTCGAGCAGCTTCGCAAGGTATCCAAAGACATTGGCGGGGCGCTTCCGAAGCCTCTGCATTTTGATATGGTGGAGGCCGCCCAAGGCGCTATCGCCATGTCGGCGATCAACCGCCATCTCGATATCGGCGATTATGAAAATGCCGAGGCAGAGCTAAACCGCAATCCGCAGTTCACCGAGGTTCTGGATAATAACCAGCTTTCGGCAATCGTTCGCCGCATCGGAGAACAGAAGGCGGTTCGCAATTTGACCGATCAAAAGGTCATGTCCGAGATGCGGGGCAAGGCCAATATGCTCGGATATGAAAGCTGGGCAAAGGTTCCCGCCGCGCTCAAGTTCGAGATGGTGATGGGGCGGCAGCCGGGCGGCGGCGCATATAAGCCGACTACGGATGCGGCGAAGGCTGTCATGGACCGTCAGGCGCTCACATCCATGTTCGGCGAGGGAAGCGCCCAGGTTAGGCAGTTCGATTCTATGATCGGCGGTGTGCAGAAGCCGGAAAGCGAGATCGGTCGTCTGTACGCAGACCAACAGCGTTTGCAGGCCATGGGCAAGAAGCCGGGCGATCCCGAATATGACGCCATCACCAACACCATTAAGGAAAAAGACCCGAAGTTTGTTGAAGACCGCGAGAAGGCTCTCAAGCTTGCCCCGGCTCAGATTGCCATGGCAAACGTCGAGAGGCAGGCAAATTCGGTCAAGACAAATTCCGAGAAGGCCCTGATGCTTATGACCGGGACGGGTAGCATTGAGGAGGCTAAGAAAGCCGTCGCAGACGGAAATCTTGCTTTCTCGATGACCGGCCTTGCACAGAAGGCGGCAGCGAATTATCCCGGATCTGACGTTGCCGAGGTTGACGGTCTGCTGAACCAGATCAGAGGCAACAAGATGCTGGATGCAATGAGCAATCTGAAGGCGTCGTCCCCCACAGGGGCATCTGGCCTCGGCGCGTTGAGCGAGAAGGAAGGACTTGTCTTGCAATCGCTCGAAGGTTCCTTGAGCCTTGGCTCTCCGCTGTCTACTGCCCGTACTTTGATCCAAGTAATCGACGCAACGCCAAGTGTTATTGATGGGCAGCGGGCCGCCTTTAACTCGGCGTTTGGCGGTGGCACTGGAGCGGAGAAGAAGGCTACAGCCAAAGAACCGAGCAATGCCGGAACGCCCAAAAAAGCCGTCTATGATCTGAACGGCAACCGCATTCAGTAGGGGATACCATGGCCGATATTACCTTGACCGTCCCCGATGAGCTTATGGGCATCCAGACCAAGCCTCAGGAGCCTGCGCCGCAGCCTATGCAGCAAGCCCCGGCGGGGGAACCTGAGTTTGAGGTTATCGACGTTGGCGGGGCTGAGATTGAAATTCAGAAGGGGGCAAGCCCCGACGCCATCAAGAAGGCAATTCAAGACTATATGGGGTCGGCTGACTTCTACGAGCGCATTGACAGAAAGCGCGGTGCCCCCGCTCGCGTTCGCAAGATGGTCGGCGATGCCAAGACGCCAGATGAGCGCCTAGCAACTATCCGCAAGGTCTATCAGGACGCCCAGCCGTATGGAGACGACAATTTCGTCTTTACCGATCCCGAGTCAGGCCGTCCTACGCTGTACAATCCCAAGGGTCTTGATTATGGCGATGTTGCGAGCGTGGCAAGGGAAACGATGATCGGCGTTGGGTCGTCTCTCGGTGCCGCGTTTGGCGGTGCCGGTGGTTTTGTTGCGGGCATCCCTACCGGCCCCGGCGCTCTGCTCTCTGGCACTGGCGGCGCTATGGCTGGCGCTGGCCTTGGCGCCGCCACGGCGGCGACGGTGTATGACTATCTTGCCGAGAAATTTGGCGGGACCGTCTATGAGGGCGGCATTGGTCGCCGCACGGGTGAGCTTCTGACCGAAGCGGGCGGGGCAATGCTCGGCCAGGGCATCGGAGATGTGACGTTGCCCGCCTTGGCATCGGCGGCCAAGACCACGCTCGGTGGTGGCACGGCAAAGGCCCAGTCAATTTACAACACCCTCAGTCATTACGGCATCACGCCGCCTGCGGGCGCAGTTACCGGAGGAAAGGGCGCGGGTAGAATTGAGTCGGCCTTGGATCAGGCTGCCGCGTCGGCGACGACCATGCGGAACCAGATCGAAGAGGTTATCGGCCAGTCTCAGGCCGCCGTTGAGAACCTCGCATCACAAATCGGCAAGGCCAAAAGCCAGCAAGGGGCAGGCGTTGCATTGCAAGAGGCGTCTAAGGATGCGCTCAAGAGGTTTGCTGTTGAGCAGTCTGAAATTGAGGAACGTCTTGCGGCCAAGATCGGCGAGGACAAGCTATTCAATATCGACGCGCTTCGCTCATTCATGGGCGACATGCTGGCGTTCAAGGGCGAGATGCCTGGATTTTCCAAGCAGGCATATGGCGACATTCTCGACAAGTTGACCATGATAACGGAAGACGCCAAGCAATACGGCGGGGCTATCCCGTATTCTGCTTTCAGACAGATTAGGACGTTCTTCGGCCAGAAAATGTCCGACATGACGGAGGGCGTCAACCGCAGCCTCTATAAGCGCATGTATCGCGCCATGACCGAGGATTTGGAGGCCGGGGCGCAAGTCGCTGGCGTTGCCGATGAATTTAAATCGGCGATGAACTTCACCAAATTGTTCAAGGAAGAATATGATGACCTTCTGACCAAGATGGTTGATTATGACGCCCCGGAAAAGGGATATCGCTTCCTGATGAACTCCAGACGGGACGGCGGGACGTACTTCAACAAACTCAAAGAGCAGTTCACCAAGGACGAATGGAACGATATAAGCGCCACCGTCATTCAGAAGATGGGGCATAAGAATTTCGGCAATGAAGCCGATGACGCCTTCTCTGTATCCACGTTCTTGACGAATTGGAACAGCATCGCCGACGAGGCAAAAGACGCTCTGTTTGATGGCGTCAAGGGAGGCGTTGATATTCGCAAGAGCCTTGACGAGCTTGTTGGCGCTTTCTCGGAGATGAGCAAATCAGCGCGACTGCGGAACTTCTCGAACACCGCTGGCGCGGCTCATACTCTGGGGATTATGAGTTCCATCGGTTCTGATGTGTCAAAGATGCTCCTCGGGTCGGCAGCTATCGGAGGTTATACGCCAGGGCTGGCCGCTGCTGGCGTGGCTGGTACGGTGGTTGGCGGAATTGTCGCGCCCAAGGTGGCATCAAAGCTGATTACAAACCCGGCTTTTGTGAAATGGCTCGCCGAAGGCCCAGCAGTTCGCAATGGTGCGGAAGCTGGGGCGCATATCGGACGCCTTGGCGCTATCTATGCGGCAAACCCGGAAATTAGAGATCAATTGTCTGCATTTATGGACACTTTGCGTAGTCCTGATACAATGGGCGTAAATGAAGGGGCGTCGAAATGACCGTATCCAGCACAACGACCAGCGTTAGCTATACTGGCGACGGGTCAACCACCTCTTTCCCTGTCACCTTCGCCTTTTTCGGAACGTCCACAGACGCTGAAATCCGCGTTATCGAGCGCGTGATTGCGACAGGCGTTGAGACGACCCTCGTCAACGGCACCGATTACACCGTTTCCGGCGGTTCGGGCACCACGGGGACCGTCACCGCAGCCTCTGCCCCGGCGGCCACCAAGCGGTGGACGGTCGAGCGCAATACCTCGCGCACTCAAGAGACTGACTACGTCGAGAACGACCCGTTTCCGGCGGAAAGCCACGAACAGGCGCTTGACCGCCTTACCATGATCGGCCAGGAAGGCTATAACCTTGCCACTCGGTCGTTTCAGTTCGCCACTTCCTCCACCACCACGGCTTCGACGACCGTTCCCGACCCTACGGCGAGCGCGGCTTTGGTGTGGAATGCGGGCGGGACGGCTCTTGAGAACGGCCCGACCACGTCCGAAATCAGCAGCGCACAGACCTACGCCACCAATGCGGCGGCGAGCGCCTCGGCTGCATCGTCTAGCGCGTCTACGGCGTCCACCCAGGCTGGACTTGCTGCCACGGCCAAGACGAACGCCGAAACCGCAGAGACGAACGCAGAGACTGCCCAGGCTGCCGCAGAGGCTGCCCGCGATCTGGCGCAGGGATATGCCGCTGACGCTGACGTGGCGAAGATCGAATGGCAAGGCGCGTGGCAGACCAGCACTGCCTATGCCTTGAACGACGCCGTGAGCAACGGCGGGTCGAGCTACATTTGCATTGTGGCCCATACCTCCGGGACGTTCGCCACCGATCTGGCCGCCGCCAAGTGGGAACTGCTGGCGCAGAAGGGAACCGATGGTTCTGGCGGCACCGTCACCAGCATCATCGCAGGCACCGGCCTGACGGGCGGCACGATCACCACCAGCGGGACGATTGCGGTTGATATCGGCGTGACGGTCCAGGGTTACGACGCCACGACCATGAAGACTGGTGCGGTCCAGACGATGACCAAGGCTCTGCGCGGCACCCCCGTCTCTCTGACCAGCTCCTCAGCCTCCATTGCCACCGACGCCAGCGCGGGGAACTTCTTCACCCACACCTTCACCGAGAACACCACGCTGGCGAACCCCTCCAATTTGGTGGCCGGTCAGGAAGGCGTGATTGTCTTCACCCAGCATGCTTCATCCCCCAAGACCCTGGCCTACGGCAGCTACTGGAAGTTCAGCGGCGGCACGGTGCCTAGCGTCACGGCGACCAATAGCGCGGTGGATGTGCTGGTGTACTACGTCGAAAGCAGCGCCCGCATCACCGCCAAGCTTCTGACGGACGTTAAGTGATGCTGGGCGCAGCACTCCTCCTTGCTGGGGAAGACAGCTACAGCATCACCAACAGCATCCGGCTGAACGGCACCAGCGACTATCTGAGCAGGACGTTCACCACGCCGACAAGCGCGTACATCGGCACCCTGTCAATGTGGTTCAAACGCGGCTCTCTTGGTGCAGATGGTCGCTTGTTCGAGCATTCAGACTCGTCCACTCGGCAGTTGATGGTTCGGCTGGATAGCTCTACGGACACGATCACCGTAGACCTGTACAGTGGTGGTGTATCGCACGCACTCGTCACCAGCCAAGTTTTCCGCGATCCATCCGCGTGGTACCATCTTGTCCTCGCTGTCGATACGACTCAGGCAACGGCAGCCAACAGGACGAAATTGTATATCAACGGCTCCCAGGCGTCGTTTTCATCGTCCACGTATCAGGACCAGAACACCACAGTCTTCGGTGCTTGGACTTCCAGGTTGGGGACACGCGCATTCGGCACTCCCACCGCGTGGTACAGCGGATACTATTCAGACACCTACTTCATCGACGGGCAAGCACTGACCCCCAGCAGCTTCGGGCAGACTGACGCTAACGGGGTCTGGGTGCCAATCCGCTACGCTGGAACCTACGGCGTTAACGGCGTGAAACTGGCCTTCGGCTCAAGCGGTTCCTTGGGGAGCGATACGAGCGGCAACGCGAACGATTGGACCGTCAACGGCTCTCCGGTGCAGACTACCGATACGCCGACGAATAACTATGCGACGTTGAATGCTGTTCGACCGTCAACGTCCGCGCTGACTATTGGGAATACAACGGCGGCGGGGACTGCCAGCGGAACTATTCCTGTGTCTCAGTCCGATAAATGGTACTGGGAAGTAACAGCAAATGCTGTCGGCGTAAACGCAGGGCTGGAGAACACCAGCGGCACGACATACACGCAGTCTGTCACCAACGGGACGACGACCGGGTTCAGGTACACCCATAGCACCACCGCCCTGGAATACACCACGAACGGATCATCGTGGAGCACCGTGTCGTCAGCGGTGAGCGGAGTGGCATTCCCTTACGTCACCGGGGCCAGCAGCACCACCAACTTCGGTGCAACCGCCCTGGCATACGCCACCCCTAGCGGGTTTGAGCTATTGACTGCATCCAACCTTCCCAGCACCGCCGTAACCACCAGCGGCACGTTCACCGGCAATGCCAACGCGAACGGCCCTTTCATCTGGACGAACGGCAACCCGGCCACGTTGACCATCAATGGCAATGCCGTCACCTTCGGCACCCACGCCGACAAGACGGCTGGCGGCTTCAAACTGCGCTCGTCATCGGCCTCCTACAACACCAGCGGATCGAACACTTGGACGGCTACGGCTGGCAAGCGGTTCGTCTATTCCGCTACCTCCATCAACACTGCACAGGGGAACCCGTGATGGCTCTGTTCTACATTCCCGGCGCGAGCTTCCCCGATGGCACTCCCGCTGACTATATCGACTCGTCCGAGGGCTTCACCCTCAATGGCATCCAGTACCCGCGCTGGTATCTGGACCGGGCGGAGCTTGATGGTGCAACCCGCTGCACCTTCGAGGCGTGCCCGTTTGATGGCACCGAATACATCATCACTGAGCATCGCAACGGTCCTGTGATTGGATGGGTCGGCACTCCGCGTGACCCCGATGAAGTGGCTGCGCTCAAGAAGGCCAACCGCAACGCAATCACCCTGTCCGAGATTGACCGACTGGAACGCAGCATCACTGAGCGCATGTGGCGCGAGGATGCTGTTGGCAGTCTGGACCTCATGGTCATCAAGACTCGCGGTGAAGAAGGCAATCTGGTGGATGATGTGGCTGACCCGCGCCATGGGAAAACCGCCACGCAGTACATTTCCTACGTGAACGACACCATCGCAGCCTTGAGGGCGACACTGTGACCGCCGCCGCGCTCATAGCCCTGTGGGCCGTTATCGGTGGACTTTGGCGTCGGATGTTCGGTGGCTGGACTGGTCTGCCCCGGAGCATCTGCTACGCGCTCATGGTCCCGCTGACGCTGCCCGCGTGGCTTATCATGCCGTGGTCTGCCGCGTGGTGGCCGTACAGCGTCGGGGCCGGGCTCCTGTTGACGCTATCAAGTCTAGCATTCTTCGTGGTGAGCCTGTATCCGGGCGGTGAGTTCACCAACGACCGCGACGTGATGCTCAAGTATGGTCCGTTCGGCATCGGCTACGTCCTGGCCCATCGCTTTTGGCGGGATGAATGGAACCGGGGTGGCTTCATCGACGGCAGCAACGCTGTGGGAGAAATCTTCCTGGGGGCCAGCTTCTGGGGTTGCGTCGGTCTTCACTGGCTATGGGTGGCGTGAGATGGAGTGGAGACCTGACCAGCGAAAACACGACCGTCGTATGAGCGACGACAGAACCGTAGGTGAAAGGGTCGCTACAATGGAAGCGCGGCTGGAGGGTGTCGAGAAAAAAATCGACGAGATCGATGATAAGTTGGACAAGGCCGACGACGCCGTGGTCAGGCTCCACACCAGAATCGATGAACTGAACACCAAACTCTTGGAGTTCTCGACCAGCGTCCACGAGCGAGTTTCGGAAGTCGTCCAGGATGTCGAGAAATCTATCGACACGCATTGCCAAGATGAGGAGAAACTCCTGAACGCCAAGTTCGACGTTCTACTGACCAAGATGGATCAGGTGGCGAGCGAGGGCAAGGCGCGGGGGGACGAGGCGCACGAGCGGCAGAAGATCCTGGTGCGAGTGCTGGTCGGACTGGCAGCAGCGGCGTCGCCCGTGGTCGGGTATTTCGGGGCCAAACTCTTCGACAGCCTACCCAAGATAATCCTCCTCCTCGACAAGCTGGAGAAGATGCAATGAATGACGCAGGAATCGCCCTGGTAAAGAGCTTTGAGGGATGCAAGCTAAAGGCATACCGCTGCCCTGCTGGGGTGCTTACATGCGGGTGGGGGACGACCGATGGCGTAACGGAAGACACCGAGTGGACGCAGGAAGAGGCTGATAAGCGGCTGATGGAAGACCTCGCCATATTCGAGATACGCGTCAAGAAACTGCTGCTTCTGGAGCCTACCTCGAACCAGCTGGCCGCTCTGGTGAGCTTCGCCTACAACGTCGGCACCATGAACCTCCGCACGTCCACACTGCTGAAGCTGTTCAACGCCGGTGACTTCGCAGGCGCTGCCGAGCAATTCCCCCGCTGGAATAAGGCTGCGGGCAAGGTGCTACCGGGCCTGATTGCTCGCCGCGCTGCCGAGCGGGCGCTGTTTATGAAGGAGGATTGATATGGCTCTCGATCCGATCACCGCAGGCATCGAACTGGTTTCCAACATCGTCGGCAGGGTCGGCGATAGCGTGAAGCAGGGAAGGGAGATTGCCGCTGCCGAGGCTGAGAACAAGGCACGCCTGCTGCGTGACCGCGAGACGAATAACGCGGCCTGGGAAATGGCGAACCTCACGGACAAGGACCAGGGTTTGCGCCGGGTGTGTTTCGGGATTTTCATCTTTCCGTTCTTCTGGGCGGTGTTCGACCCGACAGGTGTCAAGGATTACTTTACAACTGTCCTGACTGCCATGCCCGAGTGGTACGTGCAGATTGTCATCGCCATGGTCGGAGGCATCTGGGGCATCTCCGCGTTGAAGAACGTTGTGCCGAGCATCATTGGGCAGACCGTAAACATCCTGCGGAAGTAAGCAAAGGATACTTTGCTTAACCGTGACGTGACGAAAGGAAAGGGCCGGAACCTTTCGTTAGGCTCCGACCCCGCCACCCGTTCCATACGCTCCTGTGCTTGTCCCCACCGGGATCATCAGGTGGCCGTAGCGGAGGCTCGGGCCATTCTGTCAGCGGGCGCTGTGCAGGCTGTCACTGGTCAGGCTATCTCTTCAAGCATTGAATTGTCCATCCTCCCGCTCTCCATCGCGCTCAACCGTGCGGCAGTGATCCCGAGAGTTGATGCGCGTTCTCTCAGGCTTATGCCTGACTCAATACGCTCTCGGCGGTGCTTTTCCCCGATTGGTATCCATTTTGCAACGTCGATTGAAACGTATGTCGCCCCTGCGCATAGCGAGCATGGGGCTGTGACGACCCTTCCACGCAGAAGGAAGGAACCTCCAGTGCCTGTGCCTTTGCATTTTGGGCAGGTGATTGTGTTCATCACTCCACCTCCTTCTTGGCGAACGGGCTGGCGGCGATCATGTGCACCCACGCCTCGGCCATTGATGTCGTGTAGCTGACGAATGTAGTCGGGGGCATGAAAGCATTTTTTCCCGCCTTCGCCATCTCCTCAGTCGGCTCCCTCGGCACCACCACCAGCCCGGCAGCGTCCAGGGCGGTGAGGATGGCGTCGGCCACATCATCCGCATTGTAGATTCCGCACATGTCCATGTCGGATAGAGCGTTTTCGTACGTCACACGGGCGATCAGGTCACGCAGTTCCATCGGTCTTCTCCTTCTTGCCGGTGCCGCCGCAGTCGGGGCAGGTGGTTCGCTTGAGGTAGATCATCCCACCCTCGCACGTCGGGCACACGTCGGACTTGGGCTGCCAGTCAGGATATCCACCACGTCCAATGCAAACGGTGCACTGCCACGGGGTGAGATGGAATGGCTTCTGCTTGGCGCACGTCTCGCAGGACTTATCATGGGCGGTACGTTCGCATTCACATGGGTCCGCCCCGCAGACGGCGCATTTGTCTCCGCTGGGCTTCTCGCCCCGTGCCGCTGCGACGGCGGAGGTGAGGCAGTACAGATTGTATCCTTCGGCTTCGCCCTTCTCGCACAG